TGACCTTTGAAAGCTTGGAATGGTTTATTGGACATTGCTAAAATATTTTCAGATGCCGGGTCTATTGGACTTGGTTCTTGCGGTGGTGGTAAAATTTGATCTATATTTTTTACACCAATAGCTTGATACATATGTCTATAAGCTTCATACAAGTTATGCATACCAGGATTAGACTGTGCTAATTGTAATTCAGTTTGTGCAAGTGATATTCTTTGTGATTGAGAAAAAATATTTGGATCTGCAACAGGTACAATATCTACTTTGTCATCAAAATCTGCTACTTTAATATTTCTTTGTCCTCCAACAACATCATATGGATATTCTGGTGGTAAGTAAGTTTTAAAAACTCCTGCCAATAAATTAAATTCACTTTTCATCGCTACATAAAGTCTTTTATGTATTGCTGACATGACTCTTGAACCACGTTCTAAGAGAGCTATAGTCGTTCCAACAGCAGCCTGTTGATTGCCATCCCCGACCTGCATGTCAGCGATGGAGGCAAATCTTTGCCCTGCCGAAACCACTACTCCCATCAACTGCAATAAAGTCTGTGAAGGTTCTTTGAATGGTAAAGGCATAAATGCATCTTTAATGTTTCCACCAGGTGCATCGACATCTCTGAATTCGCCGGGCTGTATTGATTGAGCCTCATCTCTAACACGTATTCCACGTTGTTTAAATCCTGAAGGTAAATTACTTAAAGTACCTGCATCCAATAATTGTCTTAATGCAGTTGTTGCCGTTCTAGACAAACCACCTATCATATGAATTAAACCAAAACCATAAAAACCCATTCCTGGTAAAAACTTAAAGTGTACAAAGTACTCTTGTTTTAATTTAGCTGGATCTTCTGCTGTGTAGTTTCTTCTAATTGATAAAATCTCTCTACTTCCTAATTCAAGTGAAACAATATAAGGAAGTTTAATTCCAGTATCTTCTCCAGTTGAATCTTTATCTTCAAAACCTTCTAAATCTAAATCAGTATGAATTTCAAGAATTGTAAATACATCTTCATCACGAGTTCTTTTAACTCCCTCTAATTCTCTTTCTTTTTTTTCTACTTCAGTTTCTTCATTGTAGCCCGGTGTTAATTCTATATCAACATAGAAACCTGCTACTTGTTTTTTTCTGACATCATTCTCTGACATTTTAATAACATGAATAACTGCTTCTGCATCAGATAAAGAAGTTGCAGTATAAGGTACCAATAAATCATCTGCTGGTACGAATTTCGAAACGGCTCTACCTAATAGCTCGTCGTAATAAACTTTTTTAAAAGCAGAGCCGCTGAGAGGTAAATAAAAGAGCATTTGATCGAACTCGGGTTCATACTCCTTCATCACATCCATGAGTTGATAGTTCATGAATTCTTTGACTCTAGCTGACTGATCTTCCTTCTGTCTATTAACTGCACCAATAACTTGAGTGTGTACAGGACCAGTAGCCGGTAGTAGTTCTTTATAAGCTTGTGCTTGAAATTGTGTAACTGCTTCTGCAAGAACTGGGTGAGTTGCACCTGAGGCTCCTTGGAAAGGTTGAGTGGGGTTCTCATATTTAAAACCTAAAAGATCTAATCCTTTAGTATAAGAATCTTCCCAATCTTTTCTAGCAGATTTATATGTCATATAATTCTCTGCTAATTCTGAACCTAATTTTCCTAAAACATCTTCTGGTAATAATTCTGCTAAGTTATCTCCGTGACCTTCGCCGCCGGCTTGATTAACTGCTGATGGATCGAAATTAATTGTAGCACTACCATCTTCTTCGGTAGTTATATCAATATCATCTGGTCCAACTTGTTCTTCTACAGTTTCTTGTTCTGATACAGCAACTTCTTCGTCGCTAGGTATTTTAAGTTCTGTCTCTACGTTTGGTAGAGCTTTGTCCATATCCGCCATTTATATTCTCCGAGTTCTTTATTGTTGTACTTGGTTTTTTAGTAATATTCAACCCCTGTGAATCCGGTCCACTTAAGGGTGGGATTTGGTCCCATTTCACGTGAATCATATTTTTAACTAATGTTTTATTTTTAATCAAAGTTAATACCTCCAACACTAGATTTTCTAAACATGCCTTTATTATTTCTATAATCGTCAAACATCTCATAACCACTTATACCTAATGATAATGCAAGTCCAGGCATTCCGAATCTTCTTGATACCGTTTTAAGTAATGCTGGGCTAATCCCCAATCTCATTATGGATGCTATTTTTGGGGTAACATTTTTAGTAGCCATTTCTGTTAGAGGTCCTGTAAATGCTGCACCTAAATAATTCATTGGGTTGGTTGCTATCTCTCCTGCTGAATCTCCAGCAGCGATTTGTTCACCAAGATAAAAAGGTTCAGTTGCTAATAGACCGGCCGGTGTTCCCAGAGCCGCGAGCCCTTTTCCAAGTACCCCTTTATTAATTCCTAAAGCTGCTCTAAACTTTCCTACAGGTTTATTGACAATGTTTGCTGGTAGTGTTGAACCGGCTGGACCTTTCGGGCCTCTTCCAGTTCTGGCATCAAGGTAAGTGTCTCGGGCACCAGGGATTGTACCGGCAGCTAATGCTGCACCCATAACCGGTAGTTGAGCATCTAAAATTTCGGGTCTTTCATTGACAGGTTCCATTGCCATATCAATTAACATATTCTTTTGTTGTTCTTCACTTGATAAATAGGTTGAGGGATCATCACTCATGAATTCTTTAACTCTACCCACGGCTGCGGCACCCAGAACACCGGCTCCTGCTATCGCACCTAACTTTCCAGTCTTACCTAATTTACTCATTACACCATAGTCTTTTTTAGCAACATCTAGAAAAGTATTGGCTGCGTTTTTAACTTTTACAAGAGGTCCAGATTGGACATCTAAATTTTTAAATTTTATTGCAGCAGCCTCAGGATCTTTTGCTACTATATCCAAACAACTATCAATAGTTCCACCACTTGCTTTTAAATTAGTACATATTACCTTAAAGGATTTACTTCCTGGTTGTAATGCCGCAATAGATCTAAAAAAATCTTTTGCTTCATCGGGAGCGCCTAAACGATTTAAAGTTTCTATTGCTCTTGGAAAAGAACCTGTTTTACTATCAAATGCAACATCTCCTCCACCTACACCAATCTTACCTACGTTGGGTAAATCTACTCTGATATTATATTCCTTAAAAAGTTTATCTAATGATGCTGCGGTATCTTCATTAACCCCCTTTTTAAAAAAATTAGTTAATTGAGAACCCACGAAAGCCCTATTAAATGTGTTTGGAGAAAGATTATAATTAATTGCAGATTTTCTTCCCCGTTTTTTTCCAGCTACTGGATTAATATCAAATAAATCAAATAACTGTCCTTGTTTTGCTTTCGTTGAATAATAATTATCTGATTGTAGTTTAGAGTACACACCAGGTGTATCTTTATCCAATCGGAAGGCCAGCATCTTTTTAATATTTCTACCGAATGGGGAATTATTAATTAATTCAGGATCGTTTTTAAAATATAAATTTAATTTTTTAATACCACCTTTAAATTCGTTAAAAATACGATTATCCTTTTTACTAGCACCTATCGCACCTAATTTTTCATTATCCAATCTTTTTTTGCTAGTAGTAGCTCTACCAGGTTTTGGACCTTTTAATTTAATTGTGGTATCATCAATTGCTTGTTGGGCTTCAGCTTCAGTCTTAAAATAACGCATTATTGTTTCTCCGCCTTCTCTAGTTTGGACTTTAAAGTTAGCGTCTTCAGGATATCTGCCTGGGTATCTTAATCTACTATTATCATCTATCTTAAGTATCTTTCTATAATTATTTGGTGCCTTACCATAATTAACACCTCTTTGAGAAAGTGTGCTCGCTTTTTCTATAGTGGCAACTTTTTTTAAATCCCCACTCGCTATTGATTTTTTAATGTATTTACCAATAGGGGATCTATGTAGTACAATATCATAATCCTCAAGTAGAATATCTGAAATGGCAGGAGCACCCAGTTTACTATTAGTATAAAGATCTCTAATTATTTTTTCTATTTCTGGTGTTATTTTTGGAGCAGGCATTAGATCTCCAGGATCTTGGCTAACCCACCTTGTGCATAATTAATTCTACCACCGTCTTTTTTTTGTAGAACAGGTACTTCTTTTGTAATTTGTTTATATGCTGAACCAAAATCTAAACCTTCATCCATCAATGCTTCAATTCTTTTCATGACTGCATCAGTCATACTATTACTTCCAAGAATTGAAAACCCACCATTTCTAAAACCGGCTCTACCGCCATTAGCTAATTGATCTACAAACTTTGCAGTCATCCTATCAAATTCAGGATGGTCGGGTTTAAAACCATTTGCATCTTCTACATTATTTAAAATTCTTTTAGTGAAAACTGCCATATCTTCCGTTGTCCCTGTTGCCGGAACCATTTCTGCTATTCGGGGACCAAAGTATTTTTCAACGAGAACAATAGGATCACCACTTGTTCCACCACCACCTTCTAAAATAAACTTCATATCTGCGGGTTCAATAATTTCTTTTAAAGATGTAGTTGGTGAATCATCTCCAACTTTTAAAGTGTTAACTAAAAATTCTCTAGCTCTAGCTGTTTTACCAGGAAGATCGTTTCTATCTACAGTACCAAGTACTTGTTGATTCTTAGCTTGTTTTAAAGCTTCTAATTTTTCATCAAGTCCCTGCATTAAACCGGAACCAGCTTTACCCTCTTGTAAAACATTATTTTGATAATCTTTAAATGGACTTCCTACTTCTTTAACAGGTTTAAATGTTTCTTCTAATCCAGGGGGTCTATTTCTTATCTCATTAAATTTATCTAATAATTGTCCACCTGATACAGAAACGTCTTCTCCACTTACTACTTCTTTTATAGGTCTATCGGTAACACTTGATTTAACTCTTAAAGATTCTAAACCATCACCAAATTTTGATGAAGCATTAATTACATTGGTTGAAGCTAAAGGATCTATAACATCTGCCATAACAGACATATTATCAATTAATTTATTCATTTGAATATCATTCAATTTTCCACCCACAGCATAACCTAAAGAAGTTTCAATATCAGGTAGAACTTTCTCAATACCCATTGAGGCAAATGATTCTGGGTTAATAGATTTTTGAAATAGCATACCATCCTTGGGCCCTGGTCCCATGAACGTGACATTTGATTTAGTACCAAGAAACTTAGAGGTGTTTGCACCAAGTTGCTTTCCTAATTTAATTGCAATGTCGATTAAAGTTTTACTAGCCATAATATTTAACAACCCCTTTTACTAATGGCTCATCTTTATAATCCTCAGGATGTCGAACCATACCACCCTGTCTAATTCTCATAATAGCTTGCGTTGTGCTATCCACATAGTCATCGTGTTCCCCAAATGGAAACGCTGCACACTCCTCTACGACTTCCTGGGCAAAATGTTCATGCATAGGAGCCCATATCTTACCAGATTCAAATAAAGGTGCAACAGAATTTACTCTTACATGCTTATCATTTCCACGGCTAGGAGTAAAGTTAATAACTGGGATATCCATTTGTCGTAATTCATGAGTTAGAGGTAGCCCCGATGCCTTAGCCTCGATTATAACCATATCTGGTTTCCATTCCAAATATTGAGCATAAGCAACGCGTCTGAGTTCTGGAAACTCATATCGATCTTTAAAAGCATCGAGTAAGATAATATTTTGACCATCTGCTTCAGTTTCAAATACTCCCCAAGTTGTGATGGCTGAGTAATCTGACTTTGTGCCTTTCGTAAATGCTGTATCATAAGATTGGATTATATAATCTATTTTAGGTGGATGTTTGTGTTTCCAATCTTTCCACCAATCTCTTTTTATCATTGCCCCTTCATCTCCAGTTGGAGATTGCATATATTGAGCATTCCAGTTACTCACTGGAATTGAAGCCTTAGTCTTTAATAATTCTTCCCTGGTCCAGTATTCAGGCCATACAGGTTTTCCATTTGGAAGTAGAGCTGGTAGTTCTACAACTTCCCATTGATCCGAGCCTTCTTCAGTTTGAGCTTTTAATAATTGTCCGGTTACATCTTTCGTAGACCATCTAGTCATTACAATTACAATTGAACCTCCAGGTTGTAGTCTTTGTCTAGGTCCTGCTGTATACCAGTTCATAGCTTTCTCAAAAGATTTACCATCTCCACGAAGATCTTGTTCTTTATGGGGATCATCGATTATAAGTAAATCAGCACCACGACCTGTGATAGCACCACCAACACCAGCTGCAAAGTATTCTCCCCCTTGTTCCGTTTTCCATTTCCCTGCTGCCTGACTATCTTCTTGTAGTCTCGTCGGAAACAGCTCCCGGTACACGGGCTCGTCGACCAGGTTTTTAGTTTTACGGCCAAAGTCAATAGCTAAGTCGGCTGTGTGGGTTGCTTG